GGATCAAGTATTACAGCCTTAACACTAGATATGTCAGAAGCTGGTGCAGCTACATTTAATTCTACTGTAACTGCTTCAGGTTTCGTTGGCGATGTAACAGGAGATGTTACAGGTAATGCTGACACAGCAACTACACTTGCAACTGCTAGAACAATTGCAGGACAAAGTTTTGATGGTTCAGCAAACATAACTATCGCTTCAACAGATTTATCTAACACAAGTGCTATCACACTATTAACAAGTACTCAAACATTAACTAATAAGACTTTAACAAGTCCTGTTATTAATGCTTTCTCTGGTACAGGTAACGCTTCAATCGCAGGTACTTTATCATTAACATCAACAAGTACAGGTGATGTATTAAACTTAACTACAACTGAAAATAGTTCAACTGCTGGTCCTGTTATTAACTTAAAAAGAAATAGTAGTAGTATTGCAGACGCAGACTACATGGGGCAGATTAAATTTACAGGTGAGAATGACGCTGACCAAGAACAAGTTTATGCTAAAATCACTGGTAAAATACAAGACGCTTCTGATGGCAGTGAAGATGGTTTAATAGAATTTGCAAACGTTAAAGCAGGTACACAAACAATTACTGCTAGATTAAGATCAGATAGTTTACAATTATTAAATGGTACAAGTTTATCAGTTGCAGGTGACGCTACAATCACAGGTGACTTAACTGTAAATGGTACAACAACTACTGTATCTACAACTAATACTGTTGTTTCAGACTCACTATTAGAATTAGGAAATGGTACTTCAGGTAGTCCTTCAAATGACGCTGGTTTAGTTATTGAAAGAGGTGATTCAGATAACGCATTTATCGGATATGATGAAAGCGATGATAAGTTTAAAGTTGGTACTGGTTCATTTACAGGTGCAAGTACAGGAAATTTAACAGTTACAACTGGTACATTAGTTGCTAATTTAGAAGGTAACGTTACAGGTAATGTAACTGGTAACGTATCAGGTACTGCTGGTTCAGCAACAGGAAACGCTGCAACAGCGACTGCATTAGAAACTGCTAGAAATATTGGTGGAGTATCATTTGATGGTTCTGCTAACATTGATTTACCTGGCGTTAATTCAAGTGGTAACCAAGATACAAGTGGTAACGCTGCGACAGCAACAATACTTGCAAATGCTAGAACGATTGCTGGACAATCATTCAATGGTAGTGCGAATATTACAATCGCTTCAAGTGATTTATCAGATACGGCTTCTATTGCAACGTTAACAGGTTCACAAACTTTAACTAATAAGTCAATAGATTCAGACAACAATACAATTACTAATATAGTTAACGCTGATATTAAATCATCAGCTGCAATTGCATTTAGTAAACTGGCAGACTTGACTGCTTCACGTGCCCTTGCTTCAGATAGTAACGGTGACGTATCAGTAACAAGTGTAACTGCAACAGAATTAGGATATTTAGATGGCGTTTCAAGTGCAATTCAGACACAATTAGACGCTAAACAGGCAACTATTGACTCATCAAACAGATTAAATGCAAATTTAATTAATGATGGTACAGTAGATAATACAGAATTTGGATATTTGAATGGTGTAACAAGTGCTATTCAGACACAAATAGATAATAAAGCAACAAAAGGTTTTGCGGTTGCAATGGCAATTGCATTATAAATATATAAATAAGAGAGAATAGATATGGCACAAAACTTTAGAAGATATTTAGCAAGAAACGTTGGTACGTCAGCAGTCACTTTACACACTGCTAACAGTTACGATACTGTTATAGGTATCGCATTAGCAAATACAACGTCAAGTGAAATTAAAGTAGATGTAATATTAAATGATGGTTCAAATGACCATTACATTATAAAAAGTGCACCTATTCAAACAGGTGGCGCATTACAAATTATAGACGGAGGAGCAAAATACGTGATTGAAAGTGGTGACGTATTAAAAGTAGTATCTGATACTGCTAGTTCTTTAGATGTAGTTGTAAGTGCTGTGGACGCAATATCAGACTAGGAATAATATATGCCATATATAGGAAATAATACAACACAAACTGCTGTAGATACAGTAGATCAAAGATTTGATGAGTTTAAAGAAACGTCAATTGACGCTTCAAAAGTACAAACTATATTTTTAGGTGGGGATGAAACAGGTGTTGCTGCTTCTCCAGAAGACGCTTTCGGCGTTTCTCTTAATGTTATTACTACAGATTGTAATCACAAAACATTTAGACGAATAGACATGGGTACCGTTGAGGCACAAGTAGGTGTTGTTGACTTCGGATACGTTGCAAATTCTAATTAAATTATGACAATTAAAAAAATAGGGAGTATAATAACTAATTATTATAAATAATAGAGTTAGTTTGTTACAAAAAGGGAGAGATTAACAATGCCAACAATTTTACAATTAAGAAGAGGTACTACGGCTGAGAATGCTGCCTATACAGGTGCAGCTGGCGAAATAACGGTAGATACAACTCTAAACAAAGTGTTACTACACGATGGTTCTACTGCAGGCGGTAATACCACGGTTGGTAGCTTACAAGGAAATATTCAATTAGGTAAGACAGCTGCAGGCGAAATAGATACGTCTTCAGGAAATCTTACAATAGATTCAGCTGGTGGAACAATTACGTTAGACGATAACGTAACCATTTCAGGAAACTTAACAGTTTCAGGAACAACTACAACTGTAGATTCAACAACTGTAAACATTCAAAATGCTTTTGTATTTGAAGGTGCAACAGATGACGCACACGAAACTACATTAACAACGATTGATCCTACAGGAGATAGAACAATATCTTTACCTAACGTATCAGGTACATTGCCAGTTCTTGCAGCTGCTTCAACAACACAAATTACATCAACACCAGAAGAAATAAATCTAGTGGATGGTGGTACAACAGCAGGAACAACTGCTGTCGCAGGTGGCGATGGTATCGTAACCAATGATAATGGAACAATGCGTCAAACAACGGTTGATACATTTGATACATATCTTTCTGCTACAACAAAAACTTTAACGAACAAAACATTAACAAGTGCTGTATTAAATACAGGTGTTTCAGGTTCTGCTATATTAGACGAAGATAATATGGCGACTAACTCTGCTACGCAACTTGCAACTCAACAATCTATTAAAGCATACGTTGACGCTGTGGCAACAGCTTCAGACCTAGACTTTCAAGGTGACTCTGGTGGTGCATTATCAATTGATTTAGATAGTGAAACATTAGATATCGCTGGTGGTACTGGTATTGATACATCTGGATCATCAAATACTTTGACAGTTGCTATTGATAGTACAGTTGCAACATTAACTGGAACTCAAACACTTACAAACAAAACAATTAACACTGCTTCAAACACAATTACAATTGTTGAGGCAGATATTTCTGACTTGGGTTCTTATATAACTGCAAGTTCTTCAAACACATTAACAAATAAAACTGTCGCTCTAGGTAGTAATACTGTTTCAGGTACTACTGCTCAGTTTAACTCTGCCCTTTCAGATGGTTCATTTGCTACATTGGCTGGAACAGAAACGTTAACAAACAAAACTATTAACGCTTCTCAATTAGTTGATGGTTCAATTGCAAATGCTAAATTAGCAAATACAGGCATTACAGTTTCAGATGGTTCTAACTCAACTGCTAGAGCATTAGGTACTACCTTAACAATTCAAGGTACAGCTAATGAGGTTGAAGTTGCTGAATCTTCAGGAACAGTAACAGTAGGATTACCTAACAACGTAACAATTTCTGGAAACTTAACTGTTTCTGGTGACACTACTACAGTTAATACTGCTACATTGGCAGTAGAAGATCCACTAATCAACCTTGCAACAGGTAACAACAGTTCAGACGCTGTTGATATTGGATTCTATGGGTTATACGACACATCTGGATCACAAGACTTGTATGCTGGTATGTTTAGGGACGCTGGTGATGGTAAGTTTAAATTGTTTAAAGACAATCAGGCTGCACCAACAACAACTGTAAATGTTAGTGGTACTGGTTACGCTGTCGCTACATTAGTTGCAAACATTGAAGCAACAACTGCTACTTTGGGTGGGGTTGATATCTTATCTACAACTAACACTAAAACTTTGACAAACAAAACAATTGCTGCTGGATCAAACACGATTTCAGGCTTAACATCTTCACACTTTGCTAGTGCTGTAACATTAGTAATTAATGATTCATCTGGATCTGCTGTTAAGACAATTGTTGGTTCTGCAAGTTAATAATCAATTAATCTAAACCGATTTTTAGACACACCATAATTGCGTCTTCGCAACGCCTAATAATCGTATAAATAGTAATAAAGGATTAATATGGCCAACCCAGCAACAAGAGAACAATTAAAACAGTACGCTTTAAGAACACTAGGGAAACCTGTAATTGAAATCAATGTAGATGACGATCAGGCTGAAGATAGATTAGATGAAGCGTTACAATACTTTGCTCAATATCACTATGATGGCGTTGAAAGAACATACCTTAAATATCAAGTAACTCAAGCAGACGTAGATAGAATTAAATCGCCTTCAGGTGATACTGCTTCAAGTGTTACTAAAAATTCAGTTACTACTGCATGGTCTGAACAAAATAACTTTATCGTTGTACCTGAAGCTGTACTAGCAGTTACAAGAATATTCCCTTTATCAAATAGAGGTAATCAGAATATGTTTGATGTTAGATACCAATTAAGATTAAATGATCTATATGATTTTTCATCTACTTCAGTTATTCATTATGAAATGGTAATGAAAAATTTAGATATGTTAGATCATATATTAGTAGGTGAAAAACCTATTAGATTTAATCAGTATAATAATAAACTCTTTGTAGATATGGATTGGAAAACAGATATAACTGTTGGTGAGTATCTTGTAATTGAGTGTTTTAGAAAACTAGACCCAACTGTTATGACCGATGTATATAACGACATATACTTAAAAAGATATGTTACAGCATTACTCAAAAAACAATGGGGTTCTAACTTATCTAAATTTAATGGTGTTGCAATGTTAGGTGGTGTTACACTTAACGGTCAACAAATATTTTCAGAAGCACTACAAGATATACAAAAATTAGAAGAAGAAATAAGAGGCACATACGAAACGCCTGTAACTTACATGATAGGATAATGCCATGCCAGTCAATCATCACTTTCAAGGCGGCAATGGAATTGGTAACTCAGCAGAAAAGAGATTACACGAAGATTTAATCATAGAAGGCCTAAGAATGTACGGCCTAGATAATTTCTACTTACCAAGAACATTAGTCAACAAAGATTTAGTTTTAGGAGAAGATACTCTATCTAAATTTGACCAGTCATATATGCTTGAGATGTATATGGAAACTGCTGAAGGTTTTGGTGGCGAACAAGAATTAGTATCTAAATTTGGTTTAGAAATTAGAGAAGATACAACATTTGTCATTGCAAAAAGAAGATGGCAAAATCAAGTTGATAACAAAGCAAATAGTATAGTAGATGGTAGACCTAACGAAGGTGATTTAATTTATGTGCCTTTGATGAATAGTTTTTTTGAGATACAATTCGTAGAAGATCAGGAACCATTCTTTCAATTAGGTAACTTACCTGTCTATAAATTAAGAACAACTAGATTTGAATATTCTAGTGAGAAAATTGATACAGGCAGATCAGAAATTGATGTTGCTGAAGATAGATTATCTATAGATCAATTACAACATCAATTAACATTAGAAGATGGTGGTGGTATCATGTTAGAGGATTCTGATACTACATTAAACACTATAAACTTCTTATTGGCAGAAACACACGAAGATATAAATCTTGCAACACAAACTAGAGATTACGCTGACAACGCCACGTACAACGCTGACGCTGGGTTTGATACTGCTAGTACAGGTGATGATATACTAGACTTTACAGAAAGAAACCCTTTCGGAGAGGTTGATGAAACATAATGTTTGGAAAACAATTCTACCACGAATCATTAAGAAAGATTGTTGTATCATTTGGTACAATATTCAATAACATTGTCATTGTAAGAAAAGATGGTGACGGTGGTACAATACAAAGATTAAAAGTACCTCTATCGTATTCGCCTAAAGAAAAGTTTTTAACAAGATTAGAACAACAACCTAATTTAGATCAAAGAGAAATGGCAATGTCATTACCTCGTATGGGTTTTGAAATTGCTGGTTTGTCTTATGACTCATCTCGTAAGTTACAAAGAGTTGGTAAGTTTAAAAATGTAAATACTTCAGACGCAAGTAAACAATATTATCAATACAATCCTGTACCTTACAATTTATCATTTAACTTATATTCATTTACAGCAACTGCTGAAGATGGTTTATGTATTATAGAACAAATATTACCATACTTTCAACCAGACTATACAGTTACAGTAAATGCAATACCAGACATGGGTATAAAAAGAGATGTACCGATAACACTAAATAGTGTTGATTATCAGGATACATATGATGGTTCATTTACACAAAGAAGAGCTGTAAACTATACATTAAACTTTACAGCAAAAACTTATCTATATGGCCCTATATATTCTAGTAAAGTTATTAAAACTGCTCAAACAGATTTGTATAACGACACAGGCGCTAGTGCAGAAAAAGAAGAAAGAATTGTTGTAGTTCCTAATCCGACTACTGCTGACGCTGATGATGATTTTGGATTTACAACAACTATAACGAATTATTAATTATGACTATAGACGAAAAAATAAACGAAGCTCTTGGTATCTCTAACGAGAAAATACTAACTAAAGCTGTTGTCAAAAAAGAATTTACTCCACCTGTACCTAGGATGGAAGATAAAGAAAAAGAAGACGTTGATAACGACTACAAATACAGTAGAGAAAATTATTACAATCTTATAGAACGAGGACAAGACGCAATACAAGGCATACTTGATATTGCAAACGAAAGTCAACACCCTAGAGCATATGAGGTTGCAGGTAACTTAATCAAACAAGTTGCTGATACAGTTGACAAATTACAAGACTTACAAGGTAAATTAAAAACATTAAAACATGTGCCCGATAAAGCAAGCACAAATATAAAACAGGCGTTGTTTGTAGGATCATCAGCAGAGTTACATAAAATGTTAAAGAATAAAAACAAAAATGTAGAAGTGCAAGAAGATAAAAAATTTGATGATGGTTTTAATCCTGACGAAGTAAAATATGACTGAAGCATATCTAGGTAATCCTAATCTATACAAAGCAAATTTACAACAAAGTTATACCGAAGATCAAGTAAGAGAAATTGCAAAGTGTATGGAAGATCCTATACACTTTATAAAAACATATACTAGAATTGTAAACATTGATGAAGGTCTAGTACCTTTTAATATGTACCCTTTTCAGGATAAAATGGTTAAGACATTCCATGAAAATCGTTTTTCTATTTGTAAACTGCCTAGACAGTCTGGTAAATCAACTACTATTATCGCATATCTATTACATCAAGTTATATTCAATGACAATATAAACGTTGCCATACTTGCAAACAAATCATCTACTGCTAGAGATTTATTAGGTAGATTACAACTTGCATATGAAAACTTACCTAAATGGTTACAACAAGGTGTACTAAACTGGAACAAAGGCTCACTTGAATTAGAAAATGGTTCAAAGATACTTGCAGCTGCAACATCTTCAAGTGCAATTAGGGGTGGTTCATTTAACATTATATTCCTTGATGAGTTTGCTTTCATACCTAACAATATATCTGAGCAGTTTTTTAGTTCAGTTTATCCTACGATTTCTTCTGGTAAATCTTCTAAAGTTATGATTGTATCTACACCACATGGAATGAATATGTTTTATAAACTGTGGAATGA